ACGTTGTTGCTGCCATCGAGGGGCGCAGCGATGGTCGCGCTGACGGGCTGCTGGCCGTGCGTGAGAACGGCGAACGCGCAAACGAGGACCGCGAGTCTGAGGAAAGTTTTCATTTTAAGTTCTCTACTGATAAAAGAGGTCGACAGTGCAATCGCCAGCGGCCACCGCCGTGGCGTCGGTATCGGCGTACCCTTTCGTGATCGAGATCCCGATGCCGTTCGAATAAGTCACGCCGCCTGCGGGCAGATCGAGCGGGACGGTCACGCCCGCCTGGCATTCGATGGTTTCGGCCGGCGCGGATGAGCCTGGAGTCGGCAGAGTCGCCAGATCGTACAGGTGCACGTAAACCGCATAGGCGGCGTTGTTTGAAATCGTTCCGCCAGCGACGAGGCCAGCCGATGCCTTGATGTTGGCGGCATTCGTGCCCGCCGCGGCGACCTTGTGGTACTTCAAGCTCGGCATCTCCGTCTCTCCTCCTGTGGGAATGTTGCCGACCAGGACCCATGCGCCTGCGACCTGCTCCCAAAGGTTGCCGGTCGATTCGTCGTAGTAAATGTCTTCGTTGTTCTTGAGCGTCGACGGTGCACCGGAGCCTTCATAGAACTGCGGGGCGTAAGCGGTCGCGCCAGCGGTCGCCGCTGCCATGACCGAATAGAAGGCATAGACAGCGACCCAGCCCGTCTCCGGGTCGGTCATTTCGAGCGGCCCAACGACTTCCAGCGCTCTGACGATGGTGCCGTCCGCTACGCCAGCGCCACAGAGCCCGTGCAGCACGTCGTTGATCGCCCCGTAGACCTCCGAGGCCAGCAGCGCCTGCTCCGGGCCAGCCCAGACGCGCACATTCATCCGGGCATCGACCAGCGCCTTAATTTCTGTGTGCGTGTGGCCGCCGATGCGGTAGACCTGAATCGCCGGGCCAAGTGTCGGGTCGAAATGTTCCGGGAGATCGTAGCCGCAATAGATCGAGCCGTTGAGGTTCGTGCCCAGCAGCGCGGTCACTTCTGATTGCGAGAGTAAGAACTCCCGGACCAGCAGGTTCGCGTCAACCACCGAGCTTCTCTTTCACTTTCTCCGAGAGCTTGCCGATGTGCATCTCGAAAGCCGGGTTCAGGTAAGGCTGCGCGCGCATCTTCGAAGTGCCGAGTTCGAGATAGCCGCCATAGCCGGATTGAGTGAAAAGCTGCGCCTGGACGCCTTCTGCGGTTTCGGTGACCGTGCTGTCGATCGATCTGCGGTTGGTGCCCGTGCCCGACGGGTGCTTCTTTTTCTCGGCGACGTTGCGCTGATAGCCCTCGGCGGTGACGGGCGACAACTCCTTCGCCGTCGGCACGATCTCTTCGTCGAACAAGTCCTGTGTTGCCGAGAGCACGCCCGCCTTCACCGAGAGTAAGGCATCGCCCGTGCGCAGGTTCAGGCCGACAACGGCGTGGATTCCCATCAGGCCTCGATGATCCGGCAGAGCGCTTCCAGGTGGTGATAGAGCAGCCCTGGGTTGCGTAGCTCAAAGATGTCGTAGTTCTCGCCGTCGATCAGAAACCAGTGATCGTGGGTGAGGGGCTGGGTGTTGTAAGTCACCGAGTTATAAACCCAGTTCGGCAGGGATGAGCCGTCCGGGGACTGGTCCTGGTACCAGGGCCGCAGGTACACCTTGCGAAAGGCAACGTCTTCTTTCGATTTCGCCAGCAACTCGCGGTCGGTGCCGACTGAAAGAATGCCAACCCGGCAAGCGACGCCGCTCGCGAGTGTGGTAAACGTCGGGCTGTTCGCCCCGTACTTGTTGCCGGTGCCCGTGAGATCGCGCGCCAGGACGCTCGCGACTGAGTTGAGCATCTGATCGAACGGGTTCGCGAGGACCGAGGTGGGCGTCGACACGTCCTACAGCTCCGTCCTGAGCACCCAGTTGCGGATAATGACCATTTCGTTGAAGCCGCACAGGTTTTCTTCGATGATTCCCCAGGCCGGCAGATTGTTGACCGCATCCCGGAAGCGCTGAGCCATGTCCTGCAACTTCTGAATCTGATCTTTCCCGGTGAGCTTGTAATCGTTCAGGGTGATCGTTTGCCCAGCCGGTCCTGCGGCGAGTTTTGTCGCGAGACAATCGATTGCCTGGGCGCTCGATAGCAGCACCAGCTCCGTCTGTGGGATCGCGGACCCTGCGACCGTCGACCAGCCCGACTCCATGCCAGCCACGATGTTGGCGATCTGCTGTAGCTCTTCGTCCTGAAAATAGGGCGCGGCGGCGTTGGTGTCGCCGATCAGTAGCCGCATACTACCGATCATGGTCGAGACTACGTAGGTGAAGGACACGCTAGTTCCAGTACCGCGAGAGATCGCAATCGGCCCGGTGCCAGAAAATTGGCAGTGCCGGTGTCGAAGCGTCGTGGTTGTGAATCAGGAAGGCGAAGTTCGCCAGATCCTCAATCTCTTGGGGGGAGAGGCGGGGATCTGTCGACCTGCCCGAAAATGTGACAACCTGCTGCATGGGGTTAAGGAGTGCCGTCCGGCAGCGAGGTACCTTCACACCCGGAATCGTCGAGGCCATCACAGAAGACTCCCGCCTGGTCTTCGCCGGTGTCCGGTGTATCAATCGCGGGAATCGTTGGGCCTGTCCCGTCGCCGCCCGCCGAGGTAGCGTTCGCGGCGGAAGTGCCTGTATTGAGCGCTGCCGAAGCCCCGCCAGCGCCCGTGCGGGAATAGATGATGTTCGAGCCCTCGCACTTCGAGGCATCGGATTGGGTTTCCTTCGCGCAAGATCCCGCCGTGTTTCCAGCGCTGCCGTTGCCTGAGTTCGGTGTGGGAAGATTTTTCGCCATGAGTGCCTCCAGAAGTTGAGAAGAAAAACAGGAGCCGCGGGGAAGGGGTCTCTTTGACGAGGAACCCCGCGGCTCCCGGACCACGAAACTAGGCTGCTGACCTCTGGGTCTTACTGACCGATGAAGGCCGCGGCGTAGTTCGGGTCAACCACGGCGCCGCCGAAGATGTGACGAATTCTCCAGCGGATCGCGTCCGACTCGTAGTCGCCTTCAAGCGGGCTCATGCTGGCGCCGCCGAGGGCGATCTTGTTCGGGTTCTTCATACAGAGTTCTGGCGTCTCGTGTCCGCGCAGGAAGTTCACGCGGGCCGCATAGCCGGAGTTGGTGAGCTTGCCGAACAGGTACCAGGTCGGGCGCCCTGTCAGGTCGACGATTGGCAGATACGGGTTCACGTGGCCGGTGATGTTCAGCATCGGCACCGTGTTGGACGAGCTGCGGATCTGGGGTTTCGCTCCCGCCGTCGAATCGCCACCGGACTGGATGATGTTCGCGGGGTTCAACGCCTGCAACATCGGAATTTCGAGCACTGGGGGAACGACCAGCTCGAAACCGTCGAAGATCACGGGCTGACCGTCGTAGTCGACGAAGCGCCGCATCGCTGCCGCGGCCGCGCCGACGTTGGTGATCGAAAACACCGAACCCGATCCGGAGAACAGGTTGGTGACCGTGGGCGAGCCCGCAGGATAGAGAGGCGGCAGGATCGAAGCGCCGAACAGTGCCGGGTTCGGGCCGGTTGCCGTCGCATAGAGCTGCGTCGCGAACTTGTACTCCGACCGCATGGCGGCCGTCGCGAAGCGCTCGGCGAGATCGGAGAAGGCTCCGAGGTCGTCGTTGATCAGCGTTTCCCACGCCAGGCCGAATTCCCGCCCGTACTTGGCGAGGATGATCTGCACTTTGCCATCGACCAGCGCGCCGTCGTTCGGGTACTCGCCGCGCAGTGCCACTTGCGGCAAGGTTCCCTGCAGGCCGTTCACGCCGAGCAACCAGGCCGGGCGGAAGTCGTTCTGCGTCCCGACCTTGATGTAGTCGCGCCAGTCGGGCGTCTGCGCCTTGTATTTGGCGTAGAGGCTGCGTTCGAGGACCGTCCCGAACAGGTACGGGAAGTCGGCCGTGGTTTCAGCTTCTTTCAGCAGGTAAGTCCATTTTGCCGAACTCATGCCATCTTTGTTGGCGCACAGCTCGATGAACTTGGTGAGCTTCTCGTCGAAGTGTGCGATACGGTGCCGGACATCGGAGAGGCTGGACTCCAGCTTTCCGCCTTGCTCCAAGAGTTCTAGAAAATCCATGGTATTGTCTCCTCAGCCGGCGCCGAGGCCGGTGTGAATTTGTGGAACGAAATGCAAAAAGAACAGGCCGGGCGGTGAGGCCCGACCTGCGGAAAGGGAAAAACGAAAAACGAACTAGCTGCCGATGCCGCCTTGCAGGCCGTTCGAATCCGGCGTCTGCGAGAACAACTTGACCAGGATGGTCGAGGTCGCGCCGGCCGCAACCGATTGAAGCGCCACGCCGAACGGGATGCCGCCGTTGGTCGAGTTCTGGTTGTCGCTGAGCGTGGCCAGCAGCGCGTCGATGTAAATGGTTTCGCCGACGTGGATGCCACGCGGAAACGCCGAGGTCACCGAGAACGAGTAGACGCCGCGGGTGGAAACGGTGATCAGATCCGTCGAGAACACCGCGTCCATGTTCGAGACGGCGACGATGCGGCCGATGAGGCAGGGATCGCCGGATTGGACCAGGTTGATCGGAGTCGTCGCGCCTTCGCCGGGGCCGACCAGGTTGGTGTAAGTGTCGCCCGAAGCGTGCTGCGGGCACACGATTTGGGAAGCAACGAATTGCAGGTTGTCTCCAGTTTCGTAAAAGTTCTTCATGGGACGGTTTTCTCCTTCGGCCTGGAGCTATCCGCCCAGGACCTTTTCTTCGAACGAAATTGTTGGTGGTGAGGTGTGGCCTGTTCTTGCCTGACTTAGAGGCGCGCTGCGAGCTTCGCGTCTTTGTCACTCATGCCGGGCATGAGCTTGAAAGCCTCTTCGAGATTGGCCTTGTGGTCGGTCGTGTCGCTCTCGCGGGTCGTGCCGTTGTCGGCTGCGCCCAGGTTCTTCGGGGCGCTCTTGCCGCCGCCGAGTTGCTTCACGTAGTCCTGCTCTTCCTTGATCGCTTCGGCGATGTCTTTGACTTCGGTCGCTTCGGCGAACTGCTTGCGGACCCGGTCCTGCGAGATCGCCGGCAGCTTCGATTCGGACAACAGCTTCGTGATCTCGGCGGAGACGGTGGCTTTGGCGGCCGTCTTCTGGGCTTCCTCGAACTTGGTGGTCAGGTCTTTGTTCGCCGTGGTGAGCGTCGCGACCTGGGCTTGGGATTCCTGCAACTGCTGCTCAACTGATTTCATCGTGATCTCCTGGGCGTGTTTTTCAACCAGGCTGATAAGGTCCGGACGCCGTTGGCGGAGTACTGCTTCGGTGACCAGGTCCACATCGTTCAGGTTGTCCTGCGTTGCTGATTCCATCGCCTCGATCTGGCCGCCCGCGCCAGCGTAGGTGACGAAATCGACCGAGCGCGCGGCGATGAGCGACTCGACGACGTTCGTCGTGACGCCTTCCCGTTCTTGCTCGCTGGCTTCCCCGATCGCTCGGATCGAGACGCCCATTTCGTGTAAAAGTCCCTGTTTGTTCAGCGCATCGAGTTTCGCCTTAAAGGGAGGATCGATGACGAAGGCATCGCCGGCGAGAGTGCCGTCCGATTCCGCGTGCACGTTTTTGAGCGAGGCTACCCAGTTATTGACTGAGCCCTCGGGCTTGTCTTTCGCTTCTTTGTCCGACTGGTGATCGGCGAACATCTTCGCGCCTTCAAAGACGTGAAAGTCGCGTTTCAGGGTTTCGGCGGGATAGAAGCGGGCTTTCGATTTGTTCAGGCCGGGCTTGATGATGGTGATCTTCAGCTTGCCGGACGCCGCGTCGTAGGCCGACTCCTGTAGCGGCAGCGCGTTGCAGGCCATCACTCGGAACGATTCGCGGGTTTCGCTCGACTCGACCGGAGTGTAGCTGGTCTCGACTGCGATCGGATCTCCGAGCGCCACGTCGCCGTCCGCATCGAAGGAGTAGTCGCACTGAAAGAGATTGCCCTCCATCGAATAGACGACCTGGTCAGGGTAGAGATCCATGCACCAGGCGGTCTGCGGGTACTTACATGAGCAACTTCCGCAGCAGTTGCAACCGTAGCTCTGACCGCAAACGCAGCCACAGGCGCACTGTCCGGCATCCTGCGGCCCGTCGTCGTCGCAGTCCATATCTTTGCCGGCTTTGATGTTCGCATTCACGGCGCACATCACCTTGCTCTTCGTCGAGTCGAACGAGGCGGATTGCGCCAGCGCCTCCTGGAAGAACTCGCCGTCGAGTGAGAAACTCTCGGTCGGCAATTCCATCTTTTCCGACTTGTAGACGCCCTTCAACTTGACGAGCGCGGCGGTCTTGTCTTTGCCTTCGTACTTGTTGCCGCGATAGCCGCCGTGCAGCGCGGCCCAGGCTGCGCCCATGAGCCGGTGATTCGGTTTGCCGCTGGCGTCGGTGTAGGGAAGGTGCCCTTTGCCGGCGAGGAACTTCACCGCCTCTTCGACGTGCTGTTGAGAAATAAATTGGAGTTTCATGGGAGTCCTTTCACGTGCGGTCGGCAACGAGCGCGGCGATGAAGAGCAGGAGCATCAGAAACAGGCCTTCGTGTCCGGCGACAAAGCGTTGAATGGCTGCGGTCAAATCATCCTCGCGCCGGCCACAGCACAGACGCAATTCGGGTGTGCTGGCGGGGCATCGTCGCCGGAAGGAAAGTCGTCATCGACTGGAATGGGCGAGGCCTCGGCATTCGCAAGACACTCGTCACAGGGGTTCGGCCCGAGAATCCACTGCTTCATCTCGACGGCGTTACGTTTTAGCTTCCCGAGATACGCCTGGCTCATGGCGTCGTTCATCTCGGTTGAAGCGATCATCTCTGCCCGCCAGGTGGACATCCCGTCGACCACGTCTTTGATCAGCTTCGCCGTGCCCGGCACGCCCAGGCGTTGTGAGATCCCGGCGCTCACGGCATCGGCAACCGATTCGAGGGTCGTCGCGTCGATCCCCACAATAGTGTCGTTGACCTGTTCTGCCGCGTAGGCCGCTGCCTGGTCCGCAGTCATACCTGGATATTCTGTCACGGGCGGCTCGTCCGCGTCGGCTTCGGCTTCGGCGACGAGCGAGATCTTGTTCGCCGTTTCGATGGCGGAGATGATGTTGACCTGCAAGAGTGCCGTCAGGAGCGGCCTGCGGTTGCGCAGCAGGTTGTGCATTCGCATCGTGACCGCGTGCCCGGCATGCTCGGCACCGATTCCGCGATCGGGATCAGCCAGGGCTTCGAACTTCATCTCGACAACTCTTTTGCCGAGCGCTTTGAAATAGGTTTCAAGATCCCGTTGGCAGCGCTTCTGCACCGTCTTACCGACGAGGCCAAGCAATCCGGGGCGCTGGGCTTTCTCCAGAAACTCGGCGAGGGTCTCGGTAATGCGGGTCTGCGTCTTCACCTGCGCCGGCCTTCGCCTTTCCAGCCGAGCATGTCGGCGATTGTGTCTTCGAGGGAACCACCGCCGCCAACGCGGGCCAGGGGATCGAACTTGAGATCGATGTCACAGTCCGGGAGTCGAATGGTGACCTTCCGTCCGCTGTTCAGCCGGCGGATCGCGTCCTCGCGCAAAATCACCTCGGCCATTCGTCGCGTACTCATCGGCTCGCCTCTTCCAAAACCTTCGCCAGCCGGTTCAGCGCCTTCGTCTGCCGCGCGCTTTCGGTCGAGCCGTAGCCGAGATCCCCATTATCGGGCGCCGCGTTGCCTCCAGGGACTGCTGGCGCCGCAGGATCGGCCTGGTTGAGATCTGGATCGCTGGGATCGTTGCCGGCGCTCTTGGCAGCCGCCAACTTCAACTGGTGGGCTTTATTCTGCTGATCCATCAGCGCCAGTTCGCCCTGCTTGTTTTCGACCTCGTCCATCACTTCGTCGATGTTGGCGACGTTCAGGGAACTTAAAAGCGATCGCAACACCGCCGGCACGCGGATCTCTGGGAACACAACAGCGACGGCCGAGATGAACTGGCCGATCTTGCGGAGATCGTCGAGCAGGATCGGTGGCAGCGTGATGTCGAGCTGGGCGGGTTCGTCGGGGTCTTCATCCATGGCAATCGAGAAAATGTCCCGCAGAGCGTCCTGCCACAAAGCCTGGTAGCTCTGGAATTGTTTGAGCATCGGCAACTCCATCGCGGTGGCGGTGGCCAGGTTGCCGGTCGAAGGGTCGCCGAAGTAGTGCAGCATGATGCCGGTGGCGGCGCAGGTCATCAGCTTCAACTGATCGCCGTCCGAGCGGGCATCCCCGGCTCCGGAGGCTCGCGGCATCGGCGCGAGATCTACGCCGGCATTCTCCAACCAGGTGCCACCAGGCGCGGTCTGTGGGTGACGTTCAACCTGGGTCATCCCGGCAGTCGCGTAAGTCGATGTGAGTTTATTCTGGAGCTGGTTAATGATGCCCTGGCCGCCTTTGACTTTGCCTTTCCAGGCGAACTTCGCAAGCGCCTGGGTGATGGCGACGCGGGCTTCCATGAAGCGGCGATGCTCTTTCGACCAGTCGAGAGCGCTCGATAGCAGGCCGTTGCCGCGCTTCTGGAGTGTGTCGAAGGGCAGATGGTAGACGACGCAACTCTCGTCCAGCTTGCCGGCCTTTCCGGATGAGATCAGGCCCTGGCTCGACGGGTCTTTCTGGTTCAGCAGGAGATCGTTGTCCTCCTCGTCGTTGGTCCAATCGCGATAGTAAATAATCTTGTCCTGGGCGGTGAGGCGGCGATAGCCGAGCACGTGCTCTTCGTCGTCCGGATCGCAGATAATGTCCGTCATCTGCAAGGGATCGATGCGGCGAATGGTTTTCGGGTTTTTGCCTTCCGCGTCGAAGATCGCAAAGAACAGCTCGCCGTCGACCAGCAGCTTCTTGGAGGACCGCCGCAGCCCTTCCGAGTTCATGATCTTCGAGTTGCGCTTGTTCTTGGCGAAAGCGTCGCAGGCGTCTTTCACCTTCTGGTCTTTCGAGTCCCACGATGCGCCGGTGCCGAGCGCGTAGTCGGTCCAGAGGCGCACTGCCTGCTTCATCAGCGGATCGCGCAGCCAGTAGAGCCGGGCCTTCGCAACCAGCGTCGTGCGTGTCTGTGCATCGAGATCGGAGGCAGTCCACTGCCGGCCAGGGACGAGCCAGCCGCGGTCGTCGAGCGCGAGTTCGATGTCGGCCCGGGTGAAAGCCTCGCGCAGTTCCGGCACGTTCTCGGTGACGAAGTCGGCCATCTCGCGGACGGAGTAGGAGCGCTCGTTCACGCTGACCGTCGCTTTCGGCCGGAATAGGCCGCGGGCTGTGTCGAAGATGCTCACACTAACTATTCGAACCGAACTGCCAGTTGAAACTCGCCGACGCCTTTGTGCCGCCCGTCCAGGTCACCGTCACCTTGAAAGCCGCATAGGGCTTGGTGATTGAAGGGCTGCGAATTGCCGCCGTCGTTGAAGTGTTGGTGTCGAGCACGGTATCGACCGTCCCTCCTGCCATCTGTCCGGCGATGGTGCAGTTGAACGTCGAAGGCGATCCGTTGGGGACCTCCTCGACGGAGAGATACATTGCGCCGTTCGGATTGTGGATGATGAACGAGTCGCCGGAAGCGCTGGCGACTGCGGAGCCGCTTTTCGGGTTGTTGGCGTTGATCTGCACTGTCATGAGTTTTCCTTTACCAGTCTCCGAACCCATCGGAGAGGCATGAATGCTCGTCATCGTCTACGCTTCGGACGCCGACGTTGAAGTTGCCGCTTGCGAAATCGGCTTTCAGAAAGTTCTCGACCTTCTTTGCTTGTTTCGTCTGCATCTCTCGAACGGCCTTGACGGTATCCCGGCCAGCCAGCTTGCGAATGAGGGCCAGTGTTTCGCCGAGCATCAGAATTGCCGGAACTCCGGATTGTCGAAGTCATCCAGCTCCGGGGAAATACTGTGCTGCTCCGAGTGCTCGATGATGATTTCCTCTTCCACGTCCGCGCTCAGCGCCGTGATTCCCCAGACCAGCGCGTCCATGCGATCGGGCGACTTCGAGAGGAACGGGACGTAGTCGCACATCTGGTCTTCCAAGATTCCAAACGCCCCGACGTGGTGAACTCGGTGCTGCTCGTAGAGCGCGGCGATCGGTTCGGCTCGGGTGAGCTTGCCGCGCGAGGCGTGCACCGCCTGGTACGCGAAATTCAGGTTGACGGTGCGCAGGATGGCTTCGACCAGGTCGCCGCCGTTGTTCACCTCGGCGATCACGCGGTCGGCTTTGTGCGCCTGGTAGGCGCCGACGATCTTCCTGGCTGCGTCGTTCGGGCTCAGTTTCTCGCTGAGATCGTCGAACAGATAGTAGTGCGGTGGCCAGTCCGCGCCCGCAGGTGATGGTCCCTGGCCCACTGCAACTATGCCCCACTCTGCGGAGTCTTCGCCCGACGTTACTGCTGGGTCGACGGCGATTACGATGCGAGACAGAGGCGGGCAAACTTGAACGCGATCGGTGTCGATCGCTAGTAAGGTCCACAAAGCGCCGGGGCGGTCTTCCAGTAGCTCGGCATTCAGTTCCTGCCGGCCGAGGCGCGTGCCTTCGTACTTGCGAATGATCGTCTCGAAGAACTTCTTCGCCAGATTTGACCGGTTCTCGTAGGTCGATCCTTTGGTGACGAAGGTCTCGGGACTTTTGGCGAGGTACTTGATGAGCTTCGTCGGCTTGGGAGTGGTGGTGATCACTGTACGTACATCGCCTTTGCGCAGCCCGAATTCCAGGTTTTCCCAGACGGCATCGGCATACTTCCAGGCGGCGAGTTCGTCAGCCCAGACTCTGACGTGCTGAGGACCGCGCAGGCTTTCCGGATCTTCCGCGGAGAACAGCAGCGACGTTGCCCCATTCGGCCAACTCAGGCGGCGCTTCGAAGGCTCGTAATCGGGGCGCTCATCGCGCCGGCAGATCTCCATGATCGCGGCATTCAAGCCCTGGCCGCGCACCATCACATCTCGCACGTCGGCGACGGTGGGACCGATGAGATTCACTACCGGGCACTCCTGGACCCAACGGCGCACGGTTTCTGCGCCTGTGCGAGTCTTCCCAAACCCGCGGCCGGCAAGAATGAGCCAGTTGATCCAGTCGCCCGGCGGCTCAAGTTGGTTCGGGCGCGCCCAGAAGTCCCAGTCATGGAGCATCGCCTCGGCTTCATCGTCGCTGAGGCTGGCGAGGCGTTTTGCGCGTTCGGTGGGATCGAGAGCACGGAATCTTTCAGCTAAGGAGCGCGGCTGCGAGTTTGTCTCTAGCGCTGGTGACATCGACCTTGAACTTCTCGCCCGGCTCGTTGGCGACGCGCAACGGTTGCGCCGGCTTGTCATAGGCCCACTCGCGCAGCTTCATGATGACGTGGACCTGAAGGCGCGGGTCATTGCACTTTTTGAAGATCCTGACTAACTCCTTCTCGGAGTCGAGTTCCTTCAGCACCTTCAGCGCGGTCTGCGCACCGAGCCGAATATCCTTGACCGGATCTTTCTTCCGCCCCGCTCCCGGCCGCTTCCCGCCCTTAGACATGGCTCTTTGAAAACGCGAAAATAATCAATCGAATCAAAGCCCGACAGCCCCTACCACCACGGCGTCGGCTGAGGCGTCAGTCTCTTTCAGATACGCGCCGGTGCTCGCAATCGATTTGTGGCCGAGCCGCTGCCTGGTCTTGTGAATTCCTGCTTTATCAATCATTTGCATC